CAATAAAATCTAAAACTTGAAAGAATGCTTGACGGATATATAAATATCCAGCACCATTTGGTAATGTAACTACAGTATCACCATCAAAGTTTTTACCCATTGGTGTTTGCTTGTAAAGCTTTATAGCCAAGGGCATAATCATATCCTCTAATGCAGTTACAGTATCAACAGTAATAAACTTGTATGGATTACCTGCAGCTTTAATTGCCTTACCAGTATCCAATAACTCTTGTAAACTACTTACTTTTACTTTTAATGCATCAACATAATCAGATCCATTTTCTAAATCAATAATTAAGTTTTCTTCAAGACCAGCATAAGCTGTTGTTTTACCAGTCTTTGGTTTAGAATAAATCACAATCCTTTTAGGATTTTGTCTTTCTGCTTTTACTTTTTTAGTTGGCAGTACTATACTCATATATCACTTTTTGTTTGTTTAATCAGATCATTCAACCAGGGTCTAGCACTAACAGGTTTCAGTAACATAATTGCTGCAAGATCTCTGATAGTAATTTCTGACAATGGTGCATCAGCAATTTCCTCATTAGAAATCTCTGCTTCTAACTTAGGAGCAAATTCTTCTTCAAAATCAGGAAATAAAGCTAAAGTTTTTTGTAATCTAGGTAAACCATCTTGAGCAGGTTTTTTCTTAGATTCTTCTTTTCTTTTCTCATAAAGAGAAAAAGAAATTTCAGTACCATCTTCTTGAATCATCATCAATTCACTTGCTGGAACAAGGTAAACTGAATAGTTAGCTCTTTCTTTTATCTCATACTCTTCAGCATAATAAGGATTAGCTTTTAATTTAAATAAAGGTCTATCCTCAAAATCTTTTTGTGGAGTAAAATCCTTTTCTGCACCATTTTCATCTCTTACAACATCAATGAATTCTATATAGAGATCCTCATTTCTTTTGAGCTCACTTTCATAGAATTGTACTACTCTACCTATCTTGCCTTTCTCAAAGAAAGCCATTTTCAAGATAAAAGTTGGATTTGCAAGTTTTAAATTTTTGAAAGCATTGCCATGCTTGACAAAGTACTCTCTTTCTTTTTGTTTTCTGTCCATAATTTAACTATTTACTTTTTTTTGTTCCTATACCAGCTTGTGCAGGTGGCTCTGTTTCTACAATTCTCATTATACCTCTGTCTAGTTTGAAGAAACTAATCTTAGTTTCACCATTTCTTGATTTGATAAAATGAAATACTAATGTGTTATCATCAGTAATAAGATATTCATCAGGTCCATATTTTGTAATATTTCTTGATGCGGGTCTATTAATACCAAGAACAACATCAGCATGTTGTAGTAATGCATCAGCACCAAACAAATCTGACTCTAAAATATAATTTCCATAATCACCATTTACTGCTCTTTTTGGGTCATCAATATTTCTATTGAGTTGACTAAGAACAACAAAGGCAACAGGAAATTTCTTTTTCATTTCAGTAAGAGCTTCTCCTAATGCATATAACATCTCAAACTTATCCTTTTGATACTTAGCAACTCTAAATAGAGCTGAGTGATCAATAGTAACAAGCATATTTGTATATTGCTTTACCATATTTCCATCTTTATCAGGAACCATAACTGCATATTTGTCCATCTCTTGTTTGATTGTAGCACACATTGCATTTACAGTACAAGGATCATAGACAACTTCAATTATGTCTGAATTTTTAGATTTGTTATAGAACTCAACACACTTGTTAAAGACATCATCTGATAAAGGTTCTCCCTTACTCATTAAATGATTGTAATCATACCCTGTATTCATACTCAGCTTTCTGATACCATTGGTTTCATCAAGCATCTCAAATTGGAACTTCAATACTCTAAATTTATGGTCTTTGTTATTCTCAATTATATCTGAGATTAACTGTTCCATAAATAAAGTCTTACCTGTACCAGGTCTAGCACCTACTACAGTTATAGTCCTCCATTCCAATCCATCACAAAAGGCATCATTAAATTTAGGCCATGCACTTTTTAATGACTTCAGTTTACCTTTTCTTCTAGCATCCATCTTGTATAGAGCTTTTTTGAGAGCATCTCTCTCACTCACCGGTATTAAGGGTGCATCTTCATCTAATCTTGCCATTAGTCTACTTTTTGTTTAAAATAATCTGTTTTTGATGTTTCTCCACTTAGAATTAACTCACAATATGTAGCTAGATCTGAATCCCATGTTTTATCAGTACTTTGTTTCCTCACAAAATATTGTGAAGTTCTAATGTATTGATAGCCATGGGCTGCATACTCTCTAACATATTTATCTGTTGCTTCTAAAATTGTATCCCAATTATAAGTATAGTTTTCAAAAAACCATCTAAATGCATTTTCTAAATTTTTGACATTAGATCTTGCATATTTACCACTTGGAAGTTTCTTATTAGGGAATGTTTCATTATACTCCTTTATATTATCAAGGAAGTTTGTGCCTAATAGATCCGTGTTGGTTTTTTTCTTACTTTTCTTGAAATATCCATCAATTTCAGTCATAAAGATAAGACTTTTGTCTGTTATTTGCAAGCTTTCATCAAGCCAGTGATCCATTTGTAGCTTTTTGCACTCAAGTGCTTTATTAATAAAACTAGCAACAACAATTTTTTCTTTTATACAGTGTAAAACATAGTAACTGTTAGGTGTTAATCCATGTTGAATTAACTTTGTAAATATCTCTGTCATATTACCAAGCTATTTTTTTATACTTTAAAATTTTCATAAATACCTCATTTGAGTTCCATTTACCACCACTATAAGCAGCACTAGCAGGATGCTTTACAAAGAACTTAATATTGTCATCACTAGTTAGATCTGACCATTCTTCAGCTTTTTTACCCATATACAAATATACTAGGTTTGATTTATTGTTATTTAAATAATCTAATAGGTAAGCAGTAAATGGTTTCCATATATCATAATGACTACCAATATTATTTACCTCAACTGTAAGAGCTGTATTAAGCATAAGTACACCTTGTTTAGACCATCTAGATAGATCAAGTGGCCTATCATAAAAAGGATATAGTTTCTGTACTTCATCAAGAATAAATCTTAAAGAAGGTTGTTCTTTTTCAGATTTACTGCAACTAAATGCAATACCATCTGCTACACCAAGTTGTGGGTAAGGCTACCCACATTTTCTCATGTTTCCATGAGGATCGGACTATATCATCACTTATTTTTATTATAAGTGGAGGATGCTCTGGGCTCACCGTAGTGTCCCTAGTCTCTGAACCTTCCCTGATCTTCCCCAGGGCTCGGCTGCTGATTGGCATATAAATATAAGAAAGTGTCTACTCAATGGCACAGCCCGGTAAGGTAGAGCTCACCGGAGCTGTCCCTTCTTATATTTACTTAGCTTTCCAGCAATTCTTCCTCTTTATTCAGGACCCTTTTTAAATTATTAATTAATAAGTTTAATTCCTCAAATGATAAATTTCCCTTAGCTGTATTAGCTTTTGCAGAAATTACCATTACATTACCCTTTATATAACCCTTTTCACATATAATTCTATCAATTGTAGGGCTATTAGGACCAACTCTTTTATCAGTAACAAATAACGGAATATTTAACAATGGACAAAATTCTGGTATAACAATATCAGACTTATCAATGTTAAAATCTAAGCTTTTTTTAATTGCTCTTTGTCTTGCATGCATTAACATCACTTTTCTTGGATCTTTTCTATGTAGAATTCTTCTTTTTTCAGGACTAGAATACTTTTTAGTATTTATAGTTAATAAAGAACATTTTTTACATTCAGACCTGTAATATAGTGTAGGAACCTTTTTAGATTCTTCCTTTGTAGAAGGACTAGGCATTCTAATTCTACTACTAAAGTCAGATAAATCTAACCAGTTACTACATTTTTTACATTTTCTAGTGTTGTTTTCAGAATTATAATTCCTTAAAGGGGCTATTCTAGGTTCCATATACTATAAGTTTATAGTCTAAGGTACAACTTATTTTTTAATAATCAAAATTTTAATCAATCCTGACCAACAATCACCACTTGTAATTTATCAAGGGGGCATTCTTCAAATGCTCTAAACACATCTTTTAGTGGTGGAGTAAATCTTTTATCTTCTTTACTTAATGTATATAACTTAGTAAGTATATCATCAAATTCAGAACTAAATATAAAAGATTTAAACACCCTGTCCCAACCACTAGGTTTAAGTTTGTCAAACATTTTTTGTTTAATTTCCTGTAATTCCATTTTTTTTCTATTTTTGTTTAAAAATTAACAACAATGGAGAAAGTAAAAGTAAAAGAGATTAAGAATGATGCTATCATGAACATCCCTGTAAATAAAAGTTATTATTTAATGGTAAAAGCTGCCTTGTTTGATTTATTTACATATCTTCAAGAAAAAGGTATTTCTGAAGAAAGTTTAAAAAATATTACAAGTAAGCCATATCCAGAACTTTCTGAACAAGAAAGAACTTTTTACACAATAACTTTATTATTAGCAGAGATTGAGAGACAAGCAACTCTTAATGATCTTTATGATGAAAAAGAATTTGATGCAGAAGCTGCATTAAAACAAGAAGATACAGAGTCTAAAGACTAATATTAAACTGTTCTTTTCCTATTTGTAAGCAAGCTTCTATAGCAAGCATTAATTCATCTTTACTACAATCTGCAAATGATTTGTAAGTTATCATCATGCCTTCCTTATAGGCTAAACCTGCATGATCTTTTACAAGACATTTCATTTCATCAAATGTATAGCCAGATTCTTTGGCTAATTCTCTAATACAAGCATGTACTTTTGCAAGTTGTGCTTTACTGTGATCTAATCCTACCACATCAATATACATATCTACTACTTGACCTTCCGGGATCTTTTCTACAAAGATCTCATAAGCCAACTTATCTTTAGGATGATCAAAAATAAGTTTGCCACCTTTTTTAATAAATCTACCACTAAACATATTAACAAGTTATATTATTCATTATTTCTAAAAATTGATGGTAATGCATAGTTTCTTTGATATTCAAAGCTGGTATATCAAATGATTTTAAAGACCAATCATCATCTTTTACATCAATACTATCTGTACTCTGTAGAGAAACACCAGAGCAAAGCTCTTTATGATAATAATAGTAATCAAATCCATTCTGACTATCATCATCAAGTATATCTATTCTCTCAAAGCCAAGTTCTAATAATTGTTCTTCTGTCATGTCAATCTAAATTTTTATAAATAATACTGATGATGGCTATAAACATACAGTCAATCATCCCAGTTATGATAGTTTTCATCTCTTAAGTTATAAATTATTAAACCTGCAACTATAACTACTATAACTGCTCCAATTATAAATTCCATTACTTATCTTTTTTAGGTAAATACTTTTTCTCAAACTTCTCCCAGCCTTTTTTGTCAAACTGAGCAACCATAAGATCCATCATGATCTCATCAGTATGCTCAGCACACATTCCTATACCCTTAATATCAAGATCAGGACTATACCTCTTAGTTGCAGGAGCTCCACATTTTACACAAGTCATGATTCTATGTTTAAGTTATCATCATTTAAAATTTCCCGGATCTTATCTCTAACAGCTTGATAAGCAACATCTGTTGCTTCAGATAATTTTTCATTATACTTTATCTCACCCCTGAGCCACTGATCAAGTTCCCACATAGAACTTTTCCATTTCCAACCATCCAATGCTGTTCTAGCATCTTCAAGTTCAT